ATATATGAATAGATGCGACGATTATTCAACACAAAAAGAAGCATTTGATTTATTATTTAAGTATATTGATATCAAAAAAGATGATAAAGTTTGGGCGCCATTCTACAATGAAGGGTTAATAAATAAATATGAGTTTCCGTTCCAGATGATTCACGCTGAAACTGACTTCTTTGAGACAAATATAGAGTATGATTACATCATAGACAACCCGCCGTATAGTTGTAAGGAGAAGGTGATTCGTAGATGTATTGAATTGGGGAGGCCATTTTGTTTATTATTACCTACAGATAGTCTAGAAAGAAAATACATATCAACTCTGTTTAGAGACAAAGACTTCACAATAATTATACCACAAAAACGATGGAAGTTTATCAACAATGGGAGCAAGGTAACTATGCCCTTCCGTTCTTGCTGGTTCTGTATCGGTTTTGGGTTACGGAGACAAATAATCTTTGAATAAGTTTTTTAATAGTTGAGTTCAAACCCTAATAAAAAAAAATAGAATAATATACAATGGAATTGAGTGTAGACGACCGATGGATTGTGTTTCAAATATGCTACGATATTAATGACTATTTTAAAAAACTTATGATTACCTAAAATTTGAAAAATTTAATTTGATATTACACCGACGGACGAATTTAGAAAGAGGTTCATCTTTACTTTTGTCTCGAGTGAAGGTGTATGTTCCATCGATATTTTTCTTCACTGAATAACCATTTTCCAATGCCCTAAATATAAACCGCATCTTTTCTTCGTTTTTTTGTTTGATATTCATCTATAATTTTGTTTTATATTATTTTATATATTTGAACGAGTTGAGACAACATTACAATAAGTATTTGAATATGTTTGCTAAATATGTGTGGTTTCTATAGGGTTTCTAATTTATTTTGAACTTGGGAGACAATAAGTTATTCAATATGTTATTTGTATCAAAATAAGATATTGGTTAATAATTGGTGTAAGTGAAATCTTTGTCACTGTAGATTCTACAATCCCTGATGTCTACAAAGGCATATTTCATTTGATAGATATGTACTGCTTTACCTGCCCTTTCTAAAAATTCGTTGTTGAGTTTCCTGAATAATCTTTGATGCCTAATATAATTGGTTAAGTCATTGGGTTCCTCGTTGGGTTCCTCGTTGGGTTCCTCGTTGGGTTCCTCGTTGGGTTCCTCGTTGGGTTCCTCGTTGGGTTCCTCGTTGGGTTCCTCGTTGGGTTCCTTTTTCTTGTATCTGTTCTTCTTGCGTTTGTCTCTACATTTAATACAACTTTTATTAATTTTATTTCCATATATGTATTCGTCTTCAATACGAAAACAACAACAACCTGAACATTTTTTCATTGGGTTCATCATTGGGTTCATCATTGGGTTCCTAATATATATTGATATTTTTCTTTAAATCTTTTTACGAATTCCTCCTCAACTTGTCTCTGGATTTAGATTAGAATTGGATTTGATATTACACCACGACCTCGGGAAACTCTGCTACCGACTGGTCACCGAACTTGTCTCCTGAACTTACTACTAATAATAAAAATAAAATATACTAATAATAATAACAAATAATATACTAATAATAATTCTATACATATAAAAATCTGGAGGTAAAAAAGTAAAAATCTTGCCCATCATCTCGTTAGGTGTGTGATTTTCGGTTCTCTAGGGAGACTTTGTAGTTAGGCGGCAATATTTTTACTATTTTACCCGAGATTGAGAGACAACTCTGCTACAACTTTGTCTTCTAAACTTACTAATAATAATAAAAAATAATAACAAATAATAATAATGTATGAATATTTATCTCTCTCTATGAACGGGGCGCAGGGCGCTACGGGGCGCATTTTCAAAAGTAGGTCATAGGAGGGGCCTCTCGGGAATAACTTTTACAGAAGCGCCCCGTAGCGCCCTGCGCCCCGCGCCCGTCGGTATTTATCAACCAATCGACCAATAAAGAACCCCACAATTTATTTCTAATATTTTTGTAGATTGAGAGACAAGTTCGGTCATCAGTCGACAGCATAGTTTCCTGACCTTGTATCTAATCTTAAAATATATATGTATCCTAATTACTAACAATATTTATTATTGTATTATTATTTTTATCTCTATAAAGAGAGGCGCGACGGCGCGACGCTACGCGACGCTTCTGTAAAAGTAGGTCATAGGAGGGTCTCTCGGGAATAACTTTGTGTGGAAGCGTCGCGAGGCGTCGCGCGTCGCGCCCTCGTCGGTATTTATCCAAAAATCCACCAATCAAACAATAAGTATTTCAACACCAACAAATATATATAAAAAAAATATACATATTTATTCAAGAACTAAACCTAATTTCACAGGTTAATAAGGCATTCTGTTTTTATCTCAAAACCCTCAAAAATCCCCGCTATATTATTTTTCCTTTTTTTCCGTTCGTATTTATACCCCATACCCTTCATAATGTCGGTCAATTCACGGAATGGTATTTTTGGATGACATTGTATCAATTCTTCTTTACCACACCTCAAATCTTCGCCAATTTCACACGATTCTTCAAACCACATCTCAAACTCATTATTAGCATTAATGGTTTCTTTTGTTGCTTCTTGGAACTCCAATGGTACATTTGGTAATCCGCTAATGGTATATTCATAGGCCTTTTCTAATAGTAAATCCATCAAAGCATATTTGTATTCATTTTTTAGTTTATCACCCATCTTTTCATCTCGTTTGAATTTCAATCTATTAGGGTCTTCTTCTTCTTTGGTAAATTGAGAGTTGAATTGTAATTGATTATAACGATTTTGGACACCATTATCAGGGTTAAAATTAGGCGTATGATTAGATAAGAAGAATAATTTAAATAGAATATCAATTTCTTCGTCCGTTCCAAACATAACCTCATTTTTTATGGTTTTACCATCAGCAACCTCTTTTAAACGACATTCATCTACTTTTTTACCTTTTCGTAATTCCTCAACATAAACAATACGCATTCCTTTAACACCGATTAAATGTTTGTGTGCTTTGGTATAACCTTCTTCGAATGTTTGTCTGTCAATTTTAGATGTATAACAAGGCATAACTTCTCGCATAGCATCAAGAATGAGTGTTTTACCATTATTACCTCCTTGTCCTACTAAGAAATAACAAGATTTTTCTTTTTCAGGGTCGCCCAATAGAGAGAACCCAAATACAGATAAATAATAGTTAAGATGTTCTTCGTTGTTATTACATATTTTTCTTAAAACATCTTTAACAAAATCCTTATGTTCGTCGCTAGAAGGTTCATAATCAAAATCAATAGTTCTCGTTAAATAATGTTCTTGTTTAAGTCCGCCTGATAATAGTGTTTTAGTCCTCATATCATACAAACCATTTTTAAATGCTAAATAATAAGGGTGATTATCCAATTTATTATAAAAGTCATTATCCAACAATATATCTTTTAAATGATTAGTGATTTGACTCGTAAAACTTGGTTTATCCACTGCTCCCAACTGATTAAGGTAGAATTTCATATTATCGGTTAATAGTTTGGATTCATCGTCATTGTCAGTCATCTTCAATTTAGATGATATAACATTTATAGAAACCTTGATGTATTTTTTGATGAGTTTGATTATCATATAGGCAGGTGTTCCATCTGTATCCCAAAGGTGCGTTTTTTCATTGTAAATACACCATTTTTTTTTACAATATTTCAATTTACCCTTGATACTCGGTAAGATACGCTCTGCGATTTCACTCGCACCGCTTCTTAAGACATCTGTAGATATAAAAAGATTTTGTTCTTCATTATCACTTGTCCCCAGCGTGGAGATGGATTCGTTGTCAGTCGTATCGGTATAATTCGTAACAATATCATAGTATTTATCTTTATCGCTCAATTTTGCGTAATAGTTAATCGTGCCTTGTGTAAGGTCATTAATTATTGGTGGTTTCTCCCAAAAATGAGTAAATCCATTATCGTCATATTTGGATGACTTCATTGAATATTTTCGTGCAGTTTCTTCGCTATAACCTTCATTCTTCATTGCCCAAACCAATCGTTTCCAACTTTCATACTCGTCCCAATATTTAACATCAATCAAATCTAATATATTCTCGTCTTTTTTGTTATTCGTGTTATACTCTTTTGGTTCTTTTGGTTCTTTTACTTTAAAAGTATCAGGTTTAATCAAATGTTTAATGTCTTCGTAATCAATAAAAGGTAGTCCTTCTTTATCGTTGTAATTAAACATTTCAGCGTCTCTTTTCTCCCAACAATGATTGAATAGGATGTCTGCCTTCATATTATTAAAACAATCTACATATGTACCTTTTAGACTTTGAATATCAATCCCATCTAACTTAAAATAGAAATGAGGAAGTTTCTTCTTACGAGACAAGGTGTAAGGAAAATTTTTAAATACTTCAGGGCATTTTTCCAAAAATTGTTCTAAAGTAACATCCCCATTTTCGTTTAGTCCGTCTATATCGAGACAAACAATATTATCCGTATATTTTAGTCTAAGTTCTAAATGGGTCGTTTCGTTGTCAGCAATCATATTATATATTTTACCGTCATTTTGTTTTACAAATCCTTCCGTATGAACTTCATTCAATTCTTTTAAAGTCAGGTTGTTTTTCGTTCCAATCATTTTGTCTTCATATTGCTTTAAAGGTAGGAATAAAATCCCTTTGTCCGTCATAAAGTTGTTTGTGATGAATTTGTTGTATGCGCTCATTATATACTATACAGAAAAAAAAATCTTTAAATCAATTTTTTTATATATTAATATTTTCCTAAATAATTCCTAAATAATTTATAAAATATACTTCCTAAAAATATATTTTATTGAAATAATTGGTTGTCCAATTTACGAAAATCTCGGCAAGTTTTTAGATATTCTTTCCAAATAGGGTAATAGTTTGCTTTGTGTCTTCTGTTTAACATTTTTAATTTTTCGTGATTGTTCTCACGCCACCGATATATATGAACTTTGTTCTTTTCATAGCACAGAGGCATTCTAATATACTATACTAAGATATTTTTAAATCAATTTTTCTCATTATAGTAAATTATATTTCATCATATTTCCTCTTTGAGTTTTGTCTCATAATTTCTACAATATCTGTCCACTTCGTCTTACCATATATCATAATCTTCAATCCGTTTTGTAAAATTAGTTCGTATGTATCATTCCATTTGGTAAAAATAACGATAAAGTCGTTATATGTTTTCAAAAAAATATCACAAATAACCTTACTGCGTTTGTGGTATAAATCCATCGTTATATAATATAAAATATTTTTTTTATATATGATTAATCCGCAAGTTTCCACGGAAATTCTACTTCAGGATCGAGATTGAGAATAACATTCTCGTCTCGTATTAGTAGGTCTTCAACTGGTGGTTCTTCTTCAATTGGTAGTGAATTCTCGTATCCTGTTCTTGTTAATGGTGGTGGTGGTGGTGGTTCTTGTTCTGGTTCCTTAAAAGATGGTTCTTTGAACGGCGGTTCATATTCTGTAAATACACCACTATGAACAGCATAAGCAAACTCAAATCCTAAATTATTATGTACCATTTCGTATCCGTTTATGATGTAGAAGAAACAAGTTTTAGCAAGTTCGTACATACCGTGACAATAATCATCATTAAACGAGGTAAACCCAATTTTTGTTCTAATTTTAAACTCAGTTTTGGTTCTCTGGAATATATCAACCGAGAATTGATTATTTTTATTGTATAAACTAATTACTTTGTAATCAAGCATTTAATATAGTAAAAGATATTTTATTTTTAACTTTTCCTAAATTAAAGTTATATTTTGTCCAATATATCATTCTCTGACGTCACACCAGAATTTTGTGTATTAAGCACAAACCCATTACCTTTCTCCAAGCAACACCCCGAATGTGACTTTATTTTCATGCGATACAACTTGTACGCTAAAACAACCAACATCAAAGACAAACTTCCTTCAACCGATAACCCAATTATATCGTTAATATCCATTTATATATATATATCAACAAAATTATTCACGGATGGGGACATCGGCAACATCTACTTTAATATCTTCGTCTTTGCCTTGTGTAATATTTGAGAAGTCGAAACGCTCGTCATCATTCATAAGAGTTTTTTCAAGACCACGCAGTTTTCCATCTCCTGATTGGAAGAAAAGTCGTAGCATCCATTCATTTTTTCTATAATCACTTACTTCATTAAGGTCGTTAAATAGGTCTAAAAACAAAGCTGTATCAGTTAGAATATCGCCAGTTCGTTGTGGAAAAGCGGAAATAAAATGTAAGAAACTTGCTACGTAATATCCGCAGACACCAGTGACCATACTCTGTATGTTTTTCTCACAGAAATTTATCTTTTTCTTAAAACGCTTTTGGACTATATCTACTAAATGTTGCGGTGGCGGTTGCCCAAAACTGTCAAAATACATTGGAAAGACTTTCCCCTGTAATTTAGAAATACATAAACAAGTCCAATGACTTCCGCCGTTAGGTTGTCCGTCTTCGTCAAATTCACTCTCTAAATTGATGATGTAATTAGTGTTTTGTTTCAGATCGGTTGATTTCAATTCGTCTTTAAAAAAACAGCCTGCGATTTGGAAACCCATCCGCTTTGCTAATATATGTAATTGTTGGTCTGATAGCACTCCTGTCTGTGGATCCATATATAATATATCAATATATAAAAAAAATCCCTAATATTTTTATATATTCTAAAAAACTTATTCATCATTTGTCTCTATTCAAGGAAAAGTATTTCAATATCTTCTTCTAAAATATCAATCCAATCCATCTTATACTGTGGTAATATTTTATTGCTCTATGGATTTCATTAGGTCTTGGTGATTTTTGGTGCGTTTATGTCTTGCTAAATGTCCTTTTGTTATAACACAACAACACTCACAAGTAATTTTTTGTTTTTTCCGTTCTGCTATTTCGTCTTTATGTTCAGTGCGATATATTTTTTTCCGTTCTGCTATTTCGTCTTTATGTTCAGTGCGATATATTTTTCCTCGTTCTGCTATTTTGTCTTTATTACGTTCTCTTCTTTGTTTATCCTTAATTGCGATTTCTTCTTTGTTTTTCTGGCGATATTGTTTTTGATATTCCTGTCTTTCTTCTGGTGAAACAAACGCTCGTGTTGTATTTAAACTTGATTTCATTTGACGCATTACTTTATCTTCTTCACATTCTGCTTCTCTTTTGTTATCACAAGGAAACTCTTTTACAACAATCATAATAAACATATCCCAATTTCCATTGTCTCGTATCATTTGGTAAAGTTTAGCATTATGGTTTTTATTATTAGGATTACCACAATTGGATTTATGGGAACATTTCCGTTTCGTAAATTGAGTCGTTGAACCAACATATAATAATTCTGGGTTATCTATATGTTGAATCTTATAGATAATCGTTTTTGAGTAATCAGTAGGTGTCCTCGGCATATTATAGTCCTATATTATCTTATAATATCTCTTTAAATCAATTTTATAATTTTATTCCTAAAATATTTCCCCCCACTAAACCAATACATTTTGAGACGAAATTTGTTGAATGAATAAAACACTGTTCATTATGCGCAAGTCACCATCTGGGGCTACATA